GCACGAGTTATACTCGTTCCGAAAGACTCCCGCGGGCGTCGACTTATATCCTGCGAACCTGTTGATCAACAATGGGTTCAGCAAGGACTAGGTCGAGCTATTGTGAAGCATGTAGAGCACTTGCCCTTAACACGGTTTAATGTGTTCTTCACAAACCAACAGCCTAACAGTTTTGGAGCCCTTTGGGGTTCCTCTAGTGGGAGGCACGCGACTCTTGACCTCAATGAGGCGAGTGATCGCGTTTCGTTGGCTTTGGTTCGCCTACTGTTTCCTAAACACTTATATAAGTATTTAGAGGCATGTAGGAGCTTAGCTACGACGCTGCCGGACGGTAAAGTAATACCGCTTAAGAAGTTCGCGCCAATGGGAAGCTGTTTATGCTTTCCCATACTGGCATTAACTATCTGGGCAATACTTACCGCGGCAGCACCTGATGAGGATACTCGAGAAGAGATCCTCGTGTATGGTGATGATGTCATTGTCCCAACGGCTTACGCCGTGAACGCAATGGAACAGCTTGAGTCGTTTGGGTTGAAAATCAACCGCGACAAGAGTTGCATCGGTGGTTCCTTTAGGGAATCATGTGGCACCGACGCCTTCAAGGGCGTCAACGTCACTCCTGTGCGCTTGCGCACAGTCTGGTCATCATCACGATCGCCTGAGTCCTACGCATCATGGATCGCTTATGCGAATTCATTTTACGATAGGAACTACAGGGCCGTCTACGATTACATCGTAGAACAATTGGTACGTTTATACGGACCAATTCCTGCTAAATCCGATGATATATCGGATTATAGTCTGGCCTATGTAGACAACACAATGGGGAAGTTGAAGAGCAGATGGAATAAAAATCTCCAAAAGAGACAATATTACATCTGGCACGTCAAATCACCCAAGGTCATAAACGGAACTATTGGCGGCTGGTCAATGTTACTTCGCTTTTTTGCGGAGTCGGCTAATAACCGAAATGTGTCAAACACATTTAACCCTGATACAGACCATCAGTACCTACCTACACTTGGCGAGCCGGATTTTGATCCGGTTCAGCCATTTCTGGTCAGATCATACACACACCGAAGCTCGAGTATACTCGTGCGTCAGTGGCGATGAATAATTGAGAACAAGAATTTAAAATAAATTCTTTTCTCTGGCTAGGGGATGCAGAGGCCACCCCTAG